ACAGCGGCATCAGCGGCGCGAACAGCTCCGGGATGCGGCCCATGTTGTCGGCGACGAACAACATCGCCTGCCCAACGCCTGCGAACACGGCCGTCCCGATCGGCTCGATCGCGTCGAGCGCCTGGTTCTTCACCAGCGTCCACGCCTCAGCGAAGTCCATCGTCTCCCGGCCAACGCCGAGGATCGTGTCGTTCGTCGCGCCAAGCCCGCCCATCAGGTCGCCGAGCGCCACCTGCCCCGACTGCACCGCGCCCACGAACTGCGTCGCGCCGCGCGTGCCGAAGATGCCGGACGCCAGGTCGATCGCGCCCGCCGTGTCGCCTGCGGCGATCATCGACTCGATCTCGCCCGTGACCCGCTGGAACGCCTCCTGCGGCGCCTCCCCGTCGCGGGCGAGCGTCACCAGGCCGCGCGACATCGACGCCATCACCTGCGTCGTATTCAGGCCCGCGCGATCAAGCCCGCCCGCCAGCGCCGCCGTCTCCTCGAACGAGAAGCCCAGCGCCTGCATCGCCGGCGCCTGCGACGTGATCGTTGACGACAGCTCGTTCATGCCGACGCCAGTCGCCTGCGACACGCGGAACAGCGTGTCCATCGCGGCCGACACCTGATCGCCCTCGATGCGGAAGGCGTTGAAAGCAGCCGTCGACGACTGCACGTCGACGTCCTCGCCGAGGATGCGGCCCGCCTCGAGGTACTGCGAAGCGACCGTCCGCAGCGTCTCACCCGACAGACCCAGGCGCGTGTTCAGGTCAGCAACCGTCGCACCCGCAGCCTCGAACGAGGCAGGCACCGTCGTCGCGACGGCGCGCGCGTCAGCCTCCAGGCCGGCCAACGCGTCGCCGGTGGCGCCCGTGCCGACGCGGATGGTGTCGGACACGTCGTCGAAGATCGAACCGACCCTGTAGAGTCCGACGCCGGCGCCGACGACCGCGGCCACGCCGGCAGCCACAACGGCGGCGGCGGCCGCGAGCCCGCCGGCAATACCGCCACTGATCCCGCGGCCCGCAGCGAGACCTGCGGCGTCACCCGCTGACGATGCCGACGGGATCAGCGCCTGCGCGATCGCCGTCTCCGACCCCGCCATCGACGGGATCAACTCGATGTACGCCGTCGTCAGCTTCGCCACGAGCACCCCCTACGTCATCGGTGCCCTGCCCGTCCCACCAGTCGTGGAACTCGGCGAGCGGAATCGGATCAGACCCGAACGACTGCGCGCCCGAATCCGGCGCGACCATGCCCGGCAGCACCAGCGGCCGCGGCTTCGGCGCCTTCTCGTCGCCGCCCAACTGCCACGACATCTGCTGCAGCACGTTGAAGATGTGGACGAGCAACACGCGGTCGCTCGTCAAAGTGGCCTCTGGCCCGCCCACGGCGACACGCAACGGCGAATCTGCCGGCGCGCACCGCACGACAGCACGAAGGTCGGCCCAGCCGAGCACCCCATCCCAGAGATGCTCCAGCCGGTAGCCGACCTTCAGCAGCTCGTACCGAACTGCGTCCTCGTGCTCCCGGATCAGTCGGCAGAGGCCGCGGATTCCCCCGGCTCAACCCCCTGCTGCCCGTGCTTCTGCCACGCCGCGAACAGATCCGTGATCTGCCCGTGCGACTTGAACAGCCGCCGCGCCTCCGCCGGCATCGCCTTCGCGAACCGCTGCAGCGACACCCCGTTCTGCTCCGCCAGCGGCAGCAGCGCGATCTCGAACAGCTCCTCCGGCGTCACCAGCTCCGCGAACGCGGGGATCGTGAACGGCTTCCCGTCGATCACGAACTCGAACGGCGGGAACTTCGCCTTCGTCGCCTTCGACGGCGACGGCACCTTGTAGACCATGCGAACTCCTGACTCCCGGACTCCATGAAGAAACAGGCGCGGCGGCGGGAGTCCGGTCGCCGCCGCGCCTGGCCTGGATGAGGATCAGACGGTCGTCGTCTTGCCGTCGTCGAACAGGAACACGGCGTGGTCGCCGTTCGTGTCCTCGAAGGTGGTGAGCGTCACGCCCCACACCATCGCCTCGTCGCCCTTCAGCGCGAGCTTGTCGCGCTTCGTCACCTGACCGTCACCGATCGTGATGAGCACGCGGCGCGGGCCGTCCTTCAGCTTGATCGCCCACGCGTAGTGCGGCTGCTCCGACTTGTTCAGACGAGCCTTGATCTGCTCGCCCTTCGTGGTCGTCGCCGGCGTCACCGTCAGGTTCGCCGCGCCGAACCAGTTCTCCAGCGACTCCTTACCGGACTCGAGGTGCTTCCACGTGAGCTCGTTCGTGAACGTCTCCACCAGCTTCCGCACCACCTGCTTCGACCAGTCCTTGATGTCCTTGGTCGACAGCTCCGGCGTCAGTTCGATGCCGTCCTCGTTGATGTAGCCCGAGGCGACGAACGCGGCGTTCAGCGCCGTGTCGACGGCCGTCGGCAGCGCCGTGCCCAGCGGGGCCCGGTAGATGGCGCCCGTGACCGACGTCTGATCCGGAGCACCCGTGTAGATCTTCTCGGAGTTGATGCCAGCCATCAGCTCCCCCTTTCAGTAGTGCCCCGGAACGGGACGGTGTACGTCGCCGAGTACCGGGCGGCACTCGTCGTCGGGTCTGGGTTGTTCTGCGGGCCCGCGAACGCATCCACTTCGTAGACCGTGTGCGGGCCCATCACGCCCGCGCGGCCCGCGGCCAGCAGCAGGGCGGCGCAGTCGTTCGCGAGCGCGGCCGCGGTCACGCTGTCGTCGGCGCGGCAGTCGATCGTGATCTGCGCGTTGTCGCGCACGAGGCCGCGGGGGCCGCCGGTGCGCAGCACCTGCACATGCGGGAGCGTCCCGACCTTCGTCGACACGCGCACGCCCGTGTGGCCCATCGTCGCCGGCAGCTGCGCCGCGAGGAACGCGACCACGGCCGCCGCCGCGGCCGGCCAGACGATGACCTCAGCCCCGGCCAGCATCGAGCGCCCTCTCGAGCGTGTGGTTCTTCGCCTGGTCGAGCATCGCGTCCGCCGTGTCCGTGATGATCGAGGCGCGCGCGCGGGTCTTGTTCACCGACTTGCGCACCTCGTAGCCGTCGGAGGATGCGGAGGCGGCAGCGCCGATCGCGTCCGCGCGCCGGTACACCTCCGCCTGCACCTCGGGGGATCGGCGCACCTCGTTGAAGCCGTCGTAGTGGAACTCGAGCCTGACGTTCGCCATCAGCCCCTCTCCTCCCACGCGCGCAGCAGCAGCACCGTCTGCGCCTCCACGGCGAGCCCGGCAGGCCACTTCAGCGGCTCGCCGTCGATCTCGTACAGGCGGTCATCGCCTGGCAGGCGGATGCCGTCGGTCGCCACCACATCCGGTGTGCCGTGCGCGTACACCGTCCAGACGATGCCCGTCGTGTCCCGGTTGCCGAGCGTCTCCGGCGCCGCGCCCGGCTGCACGGAGCATCCGGGGATCGGCGTCGACTCGGCCGCGCCGAGGATCGGGTTGCCGTGCGCGTCCTCGCCCGTCGACGGCGCCGCACGCACCCGCGTCACCGTCACCCGCTGCAGCATGCTCACGGCAACGCGCCCAGCGTGTACGGCACCAGCTGCTCACGCTCCGACGGCAGCAGCACCGCCCCGCCCGCGGACTGCGCGCCCGTCAGCGAGAACGACACCGAATGCTGCCCGATCTGCTCGCGCGTCACGCCCGTCGGCGACGACAGCGCGCGCGCCGCCACCTGCAACGTCAACGCCACCAGATCCGGCGGCACGTCGTCGAAGCCGGCGACGAACGTCACATCCCACGACGCACCGCGCAGGTTCGTCCACCCCGTCGCCCGATCGAACAGCACCAGCTCCGGTGCCACCAGCACGCCATCCAACGTGACCGACACGACCGAGTGGATCTCCATCGCAGGCAGCCGCACGTCACGCGCGAACCCGACACGCTGCGACACCGTGACCTCCCGCCGCGGCGCCACATGCCAGCCGCACGCGGCCCGGATCAGCGCCGCCGCAGCCTTCAGCTCGTCGTCGAGGAACGGGTGCGTGGCGGCGGTGATCGCACCGCCCGTGCGACGTTCCATGTCTCCCGAGTTCGCGAACACCGCCACCACCCCCGCCTACTTCTTGTTCTTCGCCGTGCGCGACTTGTTCGCCGGCGCTGGCTTCTGCTTCGCCGACACGCGATCCGAGTCGGACAGGCCACGCTCCGCCGCCTGCTGCTTCGTCAGCAGCAGCGTGTGCGAGATGCCACCGATCACGACCTCGTACTCGTTCTGCTCATCCATGCGATCCACCTCCCGGTGAGAACAGGGGAGGGCGCCCGGAACCCGAGCACCCTCCCCGCATCAGACGGATCAGGCCGCCGCGTAGTTCAGCGTCACCTTCACGAAGCCCGTCGGGCGCCGCACCGCGAGCGCCACGCGCTCCTCGGCCCGCACCGTCACGAGGTTGCTCGTGAAGTCCGACGCGTGCGAGTTCGTCGACTCGACGCGCACGCCGCCCTTCCGGTACACCGTCGCCGCCTGGCCGAACGCGCCCACCAGCACCGTGCCCGACGCGATCGCCGGCGTGACGATCGTCCGCAGCCCCCACACGTTCGGCTGGTCGGACAGGCCGCCGTTGCCGTACGCGCCGGAGAAGAAGCCGCCGCCGTAGTACTGGTTGTTCGCGTCCTTCGCCAGACGCAGCGCCTGGTAGTCGGTCGGGTGGATCACGAGGCCGTCAGCGTCCAGGCCGGAGCCCGTCGACACCTTCGTCATCGCGCGGAAGATCGAGTCCGCGCTGTCCTGGCCCGACACGGCCGTCGCAGCCGCCTCCGTCTGGATGCCGCGGTTCAGGATGCCGAGGATGTTCGTGCCGGTGCCGTTGCCGTTCAGCAGCTGCGCCTCCTCGAACTTCGCGAGCTCGTACAGCAGCCGGTTGTTGATCTCCGACACCACGAAGTCGAGATCCTCGGTCATCTCGTCCGTCAGCTTGATCCAGCCGGCGATCTTCTTGAGCGTGTCCGTCACGAGCGTCGGGTCGGCGACGTGGAGCTGCGGCTTCGCCGCGCCCTCAGCGACCGTCGTGAACGCGCCCTCCAGCGCGCCCTCCACGAAGTAGCTGATCGCGTTCCCCGACAGCGTGCCCGAGCCGAGCAGGTCGGCGACCACGAGCCGCGGCCGCACCGCCTGCACGATGGTGCGGTCGATCTGCGTGAGCACCGGGCCGAACACCGAGCCGATCGTGTGCGTGTCCGTCGCCGCCTTGAACTCCGGCGCGGTCGCCGAAGCGCCCTTGACGCCCCGCACCTCCTTCAGCCGCGCGCCCGCGTGCTTGATGAAGTGCTCACCGAGCGACTTCGCCGCGTCCGCCGCCTCCGGCGCCTCCGGCTCGACATCCGACTTCATGCCGGCGATCGAGTCCATCAGCGCACCGGACTTCTCCGACCGCTCGATCTTCTCCTTCAGCTCCGCGACCTCGGCGTTCTTCGCCTCGAGATCGGTGATCTCGTCGTCGTTGAGCTCGCGACCCGACGCCTTCGCGCCGTCCACGATCGCCCGCATGCTCTTCAGCAGCGCGGCGAGCTTCTCCTTGGGATTCATGATCCCTCCTCCAATCGGATCAGAACGCCGTCGTAGCCGACGACGCCTCGCTTGATTTCCCGCTGCCAGGCATCGACGGACGACCGCTCACCGCCGCGCTCGGACTTGACGTCGCCGCCCTCGTCCTTCGCCGCGATGTGATCGCTGGCCTTCTCCTGGTCTTCGCCTGCCTCGAGCTGAGACAGAACGCTCTTGAGTTCCGACGTCACGGCGTCGAGCGCCTCGACCTGCGTCCGCAGCGTCTGCTCGTTCTTCGCCGACAGGACACGGCCTGCCTTCACGCCGTCGATCAGCACGTCGACCGCCGACTTCACGGCCACGACCGACGTGTCAGGGTTCGCGCCGATCGGCACGAACGAGAACTCGTACACCTTCAGCTTCCGCAGCTCGTTCGCGGTCGTGCCGTCCTCGAGCTCGACCTTCCCCTCCTCGAGCACGTCGAACGCGAACGACAGCTGCGACACCCGCTTGCCCTTCACGAGCCGGTACACCTGCGGCCCCTTCGGCGAGTCCATGTCGAACCGGCCGCGCACGCGCCAGCCGTGGTCGTCCTCGCTCATCTCCGTCGCGCCTGCCACGAAGTAGTCGGGATCGTCGAGCCGATGCCCGAACAGGCCCGGCAACGTGTTCCCCG